TCGGTAGTAGTGAGCCAGTCCTTCATAGCGTTGCACCAGTTTTCGATTTAGTTTCATTAGGTTTTTTTCCAATCTTAAATACTTTGAAGTCACCGAGCATTCGATCAAACCAAAGATACGGAAGATCATCTTCAACATTGAAGTTGTAATGATCCGCATCTTTGCGTTTTAAGTTGCTCTGATGCGACTGGTGAAATGAAGAATCACCTAACCACACAGGCATATCGCAATCAGGTAATAACGAATGCACCGCAACGAATCGATCGAGCATCGTGTCTTTGTATCCACGACTGATCCATTCTTTGCAGATCGCAATTCCGTATTCGCACAAGGCTTTCTCATGACCACGCCACATATTCGTAGCAGGGTGATTAGTCCAGCCTTTAGTCTCGCCCCTAAGGGCTTGAAGTATCTGCCACGCCTCTACTCGTTGCTTACCTAATCGCCTGTAATCAAGTGCCTGAGCAGATTTAGTAAATTGTGGGAATGGCAAGAATGTATTAACCATTGATGATCACCTGATCAACAGTATGTCTGATGCACTCATCGATAACCTGCCACATATTATCGTCAGTTGCGATCTGTTCTTTGATCATCTGCCATTGATCATCGGTGATGTCTTGCTCTGCAAGTAACTCGACCTCTTCACGATCTACCAAGATCATCTCGTTAATGTTATCCATTAGTTTTCCTTTCGTAATCCCACTTTGACTTAACCCAATTAAGTGCCGACAACCAACCAGTTAGTTGATCTTTACTGAGATAAACAAACTCATTGGCTTCTAATTCAGTCTCAATGAATGCGATCTCGTAATCAATATCTTCAAGAGTTTTCATTCTTGATCTCCATTCATGTCGTTATCGTGATCAATAATGATCACTTCGATCTCACTAGGGCAACGAGTTACTTCTGCAACGCCACCATTGACCTCTATTACTACCTGATTCTTTGCGTACTCCATTAGTATTCCCCCACTACTGATACATATTGCTTGTACTTTCGGTTCTCTCTTCGGCGTAAATTGCTACGCTCTTGTTCAGTAAGCCCACCAAAGATGCCGTACTGCACACCATTAGTGAGTGCGAATGTCAGGCACTCATTCTTTGTGACTGGATCGCATTGACCGCAGATCGATTTTGCTTCATGAATCTTTGCCGTCTCTGTTGGATCAGGAAAGAAGATTTCAGGATCAACGCCCTTCTGACATGGCGCATTCGTGATCTCAAATCTATTCATCATTACTCCTATCTGTATATTGATCAGGATTTGCCACAACATATTTAACGAATGAATCCATTACCTCTGTTAAGTCCTCAGGATTAAGATCAGAATACTTCAACAGAATCTCGATCATGTGAAGCATTCCCCATATAAGCATTTCAGGTTCGATCTCTTTATCTTCCATGATCGTATTGAGATGCTCATTGGCTAGATACTCCTTGATCTCCTGAGGCAGACTGTCTGTGCGATCTGAATCAACCTTGAATCCACGAACGATCTTTAGAAACTCGTTAGCGATCGTGATTGATTTAATTAGATCAGTTTGGTGTTCGGATAGTTCAGTCATGTATTTCTCCTTTGAGTCGTTTTAAGTAATTGCTTTCTAATTTACGGATCAGAACGCGAGTTGTACCAAATTGATTAGCGACACTTTGTAACGATTCACCATGTACAAATCGTGCATTAAGTATTCGGTTTACTTCATCTATTGTGAATAGTCGTGCAGTTTCCATATTTTATTCCTCTCTAGGTAATAAATAAATTGGTAGAGATCATCAAGAAGTAGAACGATGTCGTGCGCTGATCTAAGAACGGATCAGCGATCTTGCAAGATTTTCATAACATCTTTACAGATCGCCGTGATCTGCTAGGTGTCAATGATCTCTACCAAAAATAGAATCGAGTAGGGGCAGATACGACTACGGCAATCATAGAAGCCGATCATGATCGCCCTTAGCAGGTAAGGAGATAGGGAAATGAATTAACCCTGTCGTTAACCCTGCGTTGACCCCTACTCGATAAAGTTACTTTGTAGTTATTTTCTGAACGCAGTTAAAGCAGAACCACATCACAGGTTCATCTCTTGAATCCAAGATCAATCTGCCTGATGAAGTAAGTTCGTCATTCCCGCAATCATCGCAATTAGTTAGTTCGTGGGCTTCTACCCTACGAATGATCTGTGCATATCCCATTTATTCTTCTCCTTCATTTAACATCTTTGCATTCTGCCATACTGTGTCGTTGACATGGCTTACGCACACTTCAAGTGCATCATCACAGATTTGAATTGCATCATCTGTCATTTCATCAAAGTCCTTTGAATCCCACCAAGTAATTACGAGTTGTTCATCAAGTGCATTCCCATAAGTGCGTTGAAGAATGTCTATTGCTTCTTTTACTGTTGCAATCATTAGTTATCTCCTAAGAATAGTGATCCGTCAGGTGCAGTTCGCACTACACGAGAATCAAGATTTGAATTGATCAGAACAGTTAGTTGATCAGAAGTTGTGATGCTAGAGATCGCACCGACTAAGTACTCAATACCTTTATCGCCCCATTTAGATCGAACGACATCAGCAAGTAACATTTCTAGATCAGATTGGATCATTTTGTCTCCTTACATTCGCAAGGTTCATCGGGGTTGTAATCACAGAACATACAACCGCCTTTTTCACCGCAATCTGAGCAGGTGTACTCAAACTGTATTTCATCACAACACCGCATTAGTACTGTGTTGTCACTTTCAGTCCACATTAGTTATCTCCGATCACTTCATCGATCATCTTTGTACATGATCCGTATCCCAAAGCGTTGCCACCCTTGCCTACATAGCAAAGATCACGAGTTGCATAAGTAAATAGTGAGATCAGGATCAGTACTGGCACGATCACCAGCACGATCCACCCTCTAGTTGTTAAGTTCATATATCCCCTCTTTCTTTAGCCATTCTGTATTTCCAAGAATTGCTATTGATATGTGTACGGATCGCATGGCACTTTCGGCAACGGACATCACACTTTGCTACTTCCGTCTCCAGCCTTTTAATAGTCATGCCAGTCAGCATGAATGCGTGAGCGATGTTGTATCGCTTTCGTGCGCCTCTGATGTGATCAAAGTCGAGTGCAAGTACATTCTTTTCACCGCAATCAACACATGGATTAGCCATTAAGTAATCGTAAATCCATTCTTTGATCTCAGCCCTGCGCTTTATATGCCACTCTAATTTATAGGCATCTTCACAAGGTCGGCAGTAAGAGACAACACCTGACTTTGTTTTAGCAGATCGAAACTCATTTAACTCTTTTAAGTTGTCACACTTATTGCACGCCTTAATACCAATAGCGAGATAATTTTCTCTCTCTATTGTTTTAGGTGATTTTCTACTTTTAGTTATCACGCATTCTCCTTTCTGTATAAGCGACTAAGTGGAAGTGTCTTGTATTTCAGATCATTGTGATTAGACGGAGTTACATAAGCAACGATGAATCGTGATCCAGTTGTCTCAACGACTATACCCTTACGCAATCGACCATGACCTTGAATGAACACCTGATCATTGATTACTGCGTTGTATGGCGTGAAATCACTCATGTTTGAGAAGTAAGCCATTCGTTCATTAGCAATCGAGATCAGTTGATCCCTGACTGCAACGATCTTTGCTTCAAGATCAATGCGCTTCTTTGCACTCTTGATCGTCTTGGCAAGATTATCTGAGGGATAATTGCCACCAATAATTGCGTACTGGCTATTCCATTCAAGATTAGAGCCCTCAGTTGGATCACCAATTCGCCAAGCCCAAGCCTGATACACATTTCGCTCAGTTACATCTCCACGAGTTGCGATCTCTGCTTTATCAGGTGTCCAAGTGAATGGCACTCCATTCTTATCAAGGATCGTATTCCATTTAGAATGTGAACCTTGAATGATCAACGCATGACCTTTGTACTCTTCTTCATAGTAAGTATTAGGAACAGTATTGATCTCGATCATGCTTTCACATCTCTTTGTACCTAACCAAGTTGAGTACTGAGTCTGTGATCGATAATTTTTGTGATAGCGATCTTGAACCTCTACGAATCGATCTAAGAAGTAACTCATTTAAGCCACCATATCCCTTGCTTCGAGAACCTTCTCGATTAGTGATTGAAGAGTGCGTACATCAATAGTGCAAGCACCGCTTACTTTGTACTCTCCGTTTTCTTGACGGCGATTACGAATCTCGAAATCGAGTTTGTCTGCACGAGAACCGATGATTGATCTAAGAGACTCTTTTACTGCATCAATAGATCGTTGAGCAGTCTCTTGTTCGATCTTCTCTTGTAGTTCTTTGGCTTCACGCTCTGCCTTCCATTTAGCCTCACGAATCTTCTCTTCGGCTTCTTCGGCAGTCCAGCGAGTTTCAAGAGTTGCGTACTCAGCAACAATGTCCTGCGCTCTTGCGACCCAGTAAATATCGCCTTGTGCGCCACTACCAGCCCAGTCAGAAGATTTAACAATGTAACCGACTGATCTACTTCCCTTTGGTGCTGATGTGAATTGCACATCATCAGGAGTATCTGATCGAAATACTTTGTACTCGTACTTTTCTAGCGATACTAACTCTGCATTAGCAACGGCTCTGCGTTGCACTTTGTCAGGGTTCTTTTTATCTGCTGATGAATAATCCCATGAGGGAACAACGCCGTACTTAATACCTATTTTGAGTTCTGCTGATTTCATTTACTTATTCTCCTTAGTTGTAATTGTTTGAGTAGTGAGTGGGGCAAGACAAAACCAAGCCCCACTCACTTATGATCTGCGCCAGCCTTCCACGAATAGCGCATCTCATGTAGTCACCTAGAGAGTGACAGTTAGTTGTTTACTAGACGGCGAGAGATCGCGTACTTCACGATCGATTTAGCCATGTAAACAAGATCGAATGGATTACGAATTACAGAAGCGATCTCGCAATAGTGAGATTTATCTGCATTCAGTTCCACAGGTTCGGTGCTTTCAGGAATGTACGCGAATGCAGTAAGCACACCAGCACGAGCCATGCGCTTGATCGTTTCGTGATTAGCATCTTGATTGCCTGACCAATCTCCGTCAGTAATTGCATAGAAGATACGAACAGGCTTCTCAGTCTCAGCAAGTAATTTAGTGGCGTACTGAATTGCATCAGTAGCATTAGTTCCACCACCAGTACCAGCATCACGAATTGTGTTACCAACGCGATCAGTTGCACGATACAAGGTGTTAGCACGATCATTGAAAGTGATAACAGTTGTATTTGCATTAACACGATCTAGTGCCTTCTTAATCGCGTACATGGCTTTGTACGCACTAGAGGCTTTGTGTCCTGACATTGATCCTGAGTTGTCTAACAAGATCACGCATTCGATCTCAGTCGCATCTTCACGACCTTCATTCCATTGATCGAATACAGTATCGAGTTCATCACCACGCAAGTAGCGATGTGCAGACAAGCGACCTTGTGATTCATAGCGATCCCATGCAGGATCGAATGATGCTTTCAATCGTTCTAACTCACGACCGAATGAAAGAGATGCCTGAAATGTATTTGCATCAGGAGTTAAATCATGAAAGCGATCTAACTCAGGTTCTTTAGAATTGTTAGTAGCAAGAGAAGGTAAGCCACCAATTTGTCGCAAGATGTTATTGATTTCAGTTTCATTAGCATCAAGAAGATTCTCTAATAAATCTGTAATCAATGTATCAATTAGATCGCCAGCAGAATCACCAGCAGAATTAGAATCAGAATCGTGATCAGATTCTTGATCTTCATTTAGATCAGAATCAAGATCAGAATCATCACCAAGATCAGAATCATCATCACCAAAATCAATGTCGTTAATATCAACATCAATGATCGGTTTATTCTTTAACTGATCGGCTAACTCTGCATCATCAACCTTGTCTAATTGCTGAGATCGATCACGATCTTTCTCTTGCTTCTTAGGCGGTACAGGTCGTGATGTTGCAGAAGATTCCAAGCCCTCATGTGGTCGTGATCCATGACCGAATGGGTCATTGATACGGATCACGCAGTTACCCTCTTCACCAGCCTTTGCAGGGCTGACAGAGCCACCTTCACCTGATCCGTCACCTGATCCATTACCTGATCCGTCACCCTTAGGTAGCAGGTCATTAAATCGCGCAATTAATTCTTTCCCTTTTTCAGTATCAGCAGGAAAGAGAAGAGTGCGATATTCATCGACTACTGCACAGATTTCATTGATCTGATCCTGTTCAGGATATGCGTTACGAGATCGAGCCCGTAACTCAGTAGAGAGATACCTACGACCACGCAGTAACGGATAAGAGTTAGTGAATGCCTTTGGATTATCTACAAAGTGAATCAAGATCGTGGCAGTAAACCAATCAATCGTTGACGGATACTTTGCAGTAAACAAGGTTTCGATTCTCTGATCTTCAAGTGCGTTGTATGCCATGAAGTAATTGTTATCTCGTACATAATCAAAGATTTCTGATCCTTCACGAGATGTATAAAGAATGTGACTGATCTCGTGAAGATCAAGCCCCTTGATACCAGCGATTGATTTAGCATCATTTAGATCACCAATGACACGAGAGTTGAATGTGACAGTTGATGCACCTGACCAAGCAGGTGCTTCCATAGTTGAGTTCTCAACATTCACAGTCACTTTGCGAAAGGTGAATGCAGAATTAACACGACCGAAGAATTGCGTGAAGCGTTCTAATCGTTGCTTCTTCTCTTCTTCTTTCTGCGCTTTAATACGCAGAGAGTCACGAGTTTCACCGAGAATATCTAATTCCCACTCTTCAATAGCATCGTGATATTTCACAGTTACTCCATTCTGTCGTTTGCATGACGGACATTTACCACAGGCACACATTGTTAAGCCTGTGCGTATTCGGTTGTGATCGGTTCAGCATCGAGCCCTAGTTCTTCTCGAATGTTGTATGAAGTTCCTTCAAGAAGCATCTTGACTGCTGGTCGCTCTTCATCAGAGAAGTTGTTTACGAATACATCGCAAGCAAAGTCGAATGACAAGCCCTTAGCAACCTTTTCAAAGGTTTTTAGAATGCGTGGTGATACTGGTGTCTCAAAGATAGTGCCACGATCTGATGCGTGATCTTCTCTGCGAGATGTTGATCGCATTCCATTTGCGAGTTCCAGTAGTGAAGATGATGTGATGATCTTCTTCTCGATCGTGTTGTCGTAATCGAATCGCAATTTAATTTCAAAGCGATCTTTCCACGCCTCATTAAGTAACTGAGTGCCACGATAGTTTGGATTCTGATCCGCAACCACAAGAAGATCAGGGTGAGCAGTAATTACTTCGTTGTCATGTGACATGAGAGTAATTGATCGGCGATCATCGAGTAGTGACATGAGGTACTGGGAGAGGTTCTTTGGTGCGTTGTTTAACTCGTTGATAAGTAACAAGCCACCTTCACGAACGATCTTTGTGATCGCGCCGTCAACCCACTTTAGTTTGCCGTCAGCATCAGGGAACAAGCCACCGATTAACTGAGTGAAGTCGATCGCAGAGTTGCAAGGTACTGCAAAGAAGTTCATGTGGCGTTTCGATGCGTAAGCAAGTGCCGAAGTTGTTTTACCAGTTCCAGCATCGCCTTCGATCAAGATGTTCATGTTGTTAGCAAGTGCGAAGTCGTACATAGCATCTTCTGTAACGCCACCAGTAAAGGTGCGTGGTATGTAGTGTGATGTTTTTTCCAATGTAGGAACGAACAGGGATTTGTTTTCGGTTGTAGACATGGTATTCCGTTTCTCTAGGTGATTAGTTAGTTTGGTAGTCGGTTGTAACTGCATCAGGATTTTTAACGATGATCTTTGATGCAAGGTACAGATCATCGAGTTGTGTTGTCATATCTTGAAAGGCGTTGAAGATGTTGCACTCTTCTTCAATTAGCGGTTCAAGTTTTTCCATAAGAGATTGCAAAGTATGAATGATCTTTGCAGGTGCATCATTCTCATTTGCATTCTCTAGTGATACGCCGATCATGGTGTGCATGAGTCCGAGTTCATCGAGTGTAAATCTTGGGTTCATTTATATTCCCCGATTCTTTTGTGATAATTCGTAAAATAAGTTTTCGATCAGTACACCGACAATGCCAGCGATTACTGCAAGAATAAAAATAATCATGCGATTGCTCTCCTTACATAGCCTTGATGTTTCGATGTTGTAACTGAGTATTTAAGATCAGGAATGAACCAACCTGTATTGGTGTGCCAAGCGATTGGTGTTCCGTATGAGTACACGATGTAATCAGGTTGATCTGATTTTAATTGATCGCAGAAATCTTGTGGAAGTCTGCCGTACTCATAGATAACTGAATTGAATGTAGTAACAATTCCGTAGAGATTGTTACCAGTAAACCCGATCCGATTATTAATTAGATCGCCAGCCTTTTGATTAGAGGTGCGTGTAGTTGTCATTTATTTAACCCCTTTGCAGGATCGGCAGATAACGGCAGGTTGATCGTTTAGTTTTACGAACCAAAGATCAGTTGAAGGTTTAGCGCAGATCGCGCAGTCAAGAGTTGTAGTCATTATTTAGCCACCTTTACGATGTCTAGTGTTTTAATGAAGTCCAATGTGTAGTTATCAGACTTAGTTGAGTAGAAGCGAGTGCCGTCATTCAAGAAGAGATCAATAGCGATCTCTGTAATACGACCACGAGCAACGATGTTGCCGTTGCTATCGATGAAGGTTTGTTGTTTCATTTTGTTTTCCGTTTCCTTTTGTAGTTACTAGTGGAATTGAATACATCGATTATGTATTCATAGCGATCGATCGCCAAAGATGATTCGCAGATCATTTATCAGCGATCGATCACTATTAACACATAAGCAGAAGTGCTGATTGTTTTTGTTGTAACTAGTTTCAATGTGCATTCGGTTGGATTGATTACCACCTGCACTCACTAGTAGAGACATTCCGTCACTAATTACATAACGATCTCCACACTTCATTCCCTAAGCCCTACTGCTATCCACAATTAATTTCTTAATCGTTAATCCGTACCCTTGATATACCGCTTGAATGTATTTACTAATTACATTCGCATCGCCGTAGCAAGCATGATCGGATCAATTATTTATTTCGGTGTTATTGCATCGGATAATTCGACCGCACAATTTCTGCCTTGATAACTAGTTATTAGTGATAACTATTACCGAATAAATAAATCGCAGTTTCTTAGTCACTATGAATAATAAATAAATAAATTGATCGTCACCCAAGTACTGTCCACTAAGGGAAATCTCTCGCAGGTTGGTACACCGATTTTTATTTATTATTAAATTATTGTTAAAGCCTGTTGCCAGTTTTAACGATTCGCTTTTTTCACTTTGAATGATTTTCTGATCTGCCCCTAGAGGATTCTGAGATCAGAAGTCACACATCGAGTGCGCTACTGGGGTCAAGTATGGCATACCTGTACGACATCTTGGTACACCCTGCTCACAAGTCTTACTCACGCTTGCCGATCTAAATGTAAGGATCAGGATCAAGAAATTGCCCCTCACAGGATCAGCGCAGATCAACGAACGCCCCCTGAATAGGGTTCTTATTCCAGTAATGGGGGTAAAGCCCTGAGAGAGCCCATAGAAGCCGTATTAGGACTATTGAGCGTGAGACAGATTGTGTGAGGTTGAGCGTGAGATGTGTCGTGGGTCACATCGCTTTTAACATCGATCCCGACTGTCTAGACGGATCAGAGTTAGTTTGATCGGGGGAAGTAACTCGCCAAGATCGCTAGTCAGCATAAGTCCAGCGATCAGAAGTAACTCGCAATACCGCCCAGTTCCGCCGAGTAAGTAAGTCCGAGCGAATAGTTGAAAGTTCAATTACATTAGTCCGATGCGTGAATGCCGAGAGTGCCGAGTTGAGAAGCCGTTAGATCGGTACGAGAAAACTGGTCATGGATATTTCAGAAAGATTTGCATGAGTTGTCGATCAGCAAGAAAGCGCACAAGAAGAATCCCAAGACAGTTTGGAATGAGTTACCAAGATTTATTAATGATCAAAGAGGATCAAGATTACAAGTGTGCGATCTGTGGAATACATGAAGAGAACATAACTAAATCGTTAGCGATTGATCACGATCACGCAACAGGATTAGTGCGTGGGTATTTATGTAATAACTGTAATCGTGGAATTGGTTTGTTGAAAGATGATCCGAATGTATTGCGTAATGCGATCGAATACCTAGAGCGCAGTTCATTCCAGTATGGGGGGTCACAGGGGGGCGATAGCACCCCTGATCAAGAAGAGCGATAGTGATTACTAGATAAGAAGAGAGAGATAGATAGATTCATTGATTGCTAGGTGAGTGATCTAGTACCAAGTAGTGGTACACCATGTAGATAGAGATCGATCACCTGATACACATAACAACAGGTAGCAACATGATTGATGTGATTAGTACCTGATAACAAGTGGTCGAGATGACTGACAGGCTGGTTGTGCAAACACAGGCGATCTGATTCAGATAGCAGTAGCCGAAGTTACATCGTTGCATCGTCACCAAGATTGTCACCAAGTAACTGGTACAACCTGATAACAAAGCGTGTGTTAACAACATCGCACCTGATTAGTAGTCAGGTGATGATGTAAACATTGTAAAAATAAGTTGACCCCCCCACCATTAAGCGAGTATGCGTGATGGGTCGGCCAGGTCGGAGACCCAAGAATTGACTTTTAGGCTGAGGCAGTAGCCAAAATAGGCAATAATCGCCACATGAGCAACATTAACGAGCAGCAGTTCCCAACTTCGCCAGAAGTACGTGAGCAGACTGTGCGTAGCGCTCTCTCAGGAATTGGGATTCCTCACAAGAACATCATGTTTTATGGTCATCACATCAATACAGATGCAGAATTGGCTACAGCGGCCCTAAAACCAGAGCACACACAGGCAATTATTCAAAATTCTTCGGCCCTAGCCAAGAAGGGCCTCCACATCAGTACCCTGACAACAACTGGATGCGAGCACGGGGAGTGCAAACTCCACCAGGTCAAGATGCAGGAGGGGTACAAAGGCGGAGTAAGAGACCAGGCTCTCCCAACGAAGTGTCCAGACTGCTGGCGCCAAGCCGCAAACTCCAAGAAAGACAAGTTTGAACAAGAGCATTACGAATTAAACGCCGATGTCCAGTCCAAGGACATGATAAAGAAGTACGGGGAGTCCACATGAGCAAGAATGATGAGTTTAGCCACGGCACAGAGCACAAATTTGGCGTAAAAAGAGATTTTCCTGGTAGTTATAAGTCTTGCTGCGGTATGCAGATAGACAGAAGTGCTTTTGGTGGGTGGGTACTAACTATGCCTGGAGAGTCACATCCAGATGAGGCGGTTAACACTATCCAAGACGCTAAGTGGATGGCTGAACAACACCATGGAGGTGTCAAATGAGCAATTTGAGCCGTAAGCAGTTCGATAGGGCAATCCGCGAAGCGGAGCGCTTGCGCCGAGATCGAGGCTACCTAGTTAGCGGAGGCTACTACGGCCTCTATTCAGGCTTCTATGGGAGCGGCTATGGCTACGGTTACGGCAATGGCTTGACAGTTACAGGCTCTGGTGATCAGGGCAGCGGCAGTTCAGGCGGAGACAGTGGCAGTTCAGGCGGAGATAGCGGTGGCTCAGGAGGTGAGTAGAGGTCTCGAAGGTGAGGTAGTACCTCAGATCAAGAAGCCTGATAGCAAGGTTCGCCTCTTTCACGGCAGTCCCAAGAAGATCACGGGAGATAAGATCGACCCTCACTATGTGAGTGCAGACCGCCTCGGCTTCGAAGAGGGTGGGATCAAGGGTACCTGGGCCACATCGGACATACACCAGGCAGCAAAGTTTGCAGGAGACTCAGGCCACATCTACGAGGTGCACGAGAAGCCCGATGACCTCGATACAGGTTTTAGTAAGTACTCACACGATAACGCCTTCAACGAGGGTGGCCCGCTGACTATCAAGCAGGAAGTCGGTCGTCCAGGGTTAAACCTTGCTAGACTTAAGCATTTCTCTTTAGGACATGACGAGAGTAGGAAATAATGGCAAAACCAAAGAGAGACCCTAAGCCAGAGTGCACTGATGCTAGTTGTCCTGCAAATGCCGATATTACAGATTATGAAAAATTTACTGCAGGTTTAAAGCAGATACACCAGAGCGCAGGAGGTACTTCCTCTTGGTCCGTGGATCATCGTGGTGGTCCAAGAACTTTTCACCATGGGCACATGAATGACGTCCGTGCTTGGGAAGAGAAGATAGACCCAACGGTTCGTAAGCGTGAGAAGATGAAGCCACCTACTTACCCACAAGAGAAAAAGCCAATGGAGAAGGTTCGACTATTCCATGGAACTCCTAAGACAATTAAAGATGGCGTCATTAAACCCACCAAGCAGCGTGGTGAAGAATGGGGCGGTGCTGGTCCAGAGGCAGCCTTTGCTACTGAAGACCTACATGATGCCGCTAGTCATGCTGGTGTTGGTGGCCACATCTACGAAATAGATCATAGTCAACTTAATCTACGAGGTGATTCTGGTTACTACCACTTTGAAGGAGAAATGCCTATCAAGCAAGAGGTGGGCTTCCCAGGACATAACCTTCCACGTCAAAACCATTTCTCTTTAGGACATGACGAGAGTAGGAAATAATGAGCGCATCAGATCATCTATCAAAGAATCAGTTCCGTCTATTCCATGGTACTAATGTGGATATCCCCAAGGGTCAGCACATCTACCCTGGAGATGCCTCAGAGAACGACGAGATAGACGAAGAGTCAGGCAAGCACGTCTTTGATACCCCTCGCTCACGTTATGGTGAAGACCTTGCCTTTGCTAGTAGTAGCCTCCATGATGCTTCCCAATATGGAAAAAATGTTTACGAAGTAAGGGGCGATGAGAATGACGATTCCTTGGAATACCACGGCTCCGAGGTTTATGGTCATCCAGAAGGTTTTGAAATAAAGCGTCAGATACCTGACAAGGTAGTAGAGCGGTACAAGAAAATTTTTCCAGACAAGTGATATAGTTTCTCTTGCCTACGGATCGCTACCGAGGTGAGGGTCCTGAGCATTGACCACGTAAACGGCTCACTTTTCTTTGTAAGGAGATGACGTGGGACTTGCATTTGTCATTATTGCGACGATCGTTGTAATCCTTATTTTATGGGCATCAGATGCCCTCTAATGCCCCTCGTCAATGACCCACGCTACGTGGTCCACGGTGTTCTTAATCTTTTTTATACTTTTATAATCATACATCCATAAGAGAGCCTTACTTAGCGCCTCATCCGATGTTCTTGCCTTTCCTCTACAGTATATGTGAGGCTGCTGTAATTCTGGTTTGTCAGGGTACTCGTGCCAACAATCTGTGCGGATTGCCCAATGCCATACTCCACCACTTCTCTTATTGGCTAAGATTGTAAATTGCCCATTCATAGAGTAAGCATACTACCCCCGTTTAAAATTTTTTCACAGTAACAACTCAAGGCAGTAGCCAAGATGCAACAATAGGCTCATGATGAAGCGTCCACCAAAAGATTTAGGTAAAGCCATCAAGTCAGGCTATCAACCTATGTTCATGACTGGACCAGAGATCAAAGAGCACTTTCCCCCTCTTGAGGGTGATAAGAAACCCATAACAACTGAGACAGAAACTCGAACAGAAACTAATAGCGAACTATGGGATCGTAAGTTAAAAGAATCAAAGTACACTGGTAAGCAGCGTTATGGCAAGGATGCCTTTGCACGAACTCGTGAAGGTCACTGGAGAAGTCTTAACGGTCCCAGTCTTGCTCGCCAAGGAATTGGCCCAGATACAACTCTAGCATCAGTAGCAAAACAATCTGGCATGCCTGGTCACATCTCATTACAGAGTGGCAGTTGGGGCATGGGCAGCGTACTAGGTGGTCACCACCGTGTTGCATTATCTGCAGAGCAATTCAAAGATCACATCTTCCCCATCAAGTATTTCAAATCTCTTCCTGACGCTAAGTTAGAGAGAGGTTACCAATGAGCATGCTAGGTCGTCAATGGAAGCAGTTAGACATGTACAAGACTGCTAAAGAGTTACGAGGTTCCACCTTGCTAGATGTAGAAGGTGCAAAGGTATGGGATGCAGGAAGAACTCCTGCTCATGAAGTTGATAAGACCATCATGGACCAGAAGTTAGGTGAGTCTCGTGTCACTGGGCTCTATGACTCAATAAAGGCCCAAGGCGTCTCATCACCTGTATATGTAACTCACAATGAGAAATTTGGTCAGACAGTCGGAGATGGTCATCATCGCATCGCAGCCGCTCATGACATTGATCCTAATATGTTAATTCCTGTGGAGCACGGATGAGCGCCCAAGACGAACACGGTGGAGATGTTCCTAGAGAAGAAGGCAATATGTCTTACTATCCCGCTCTAGGTTGCAATCACTGTCCTGCTGCTTTTTTTAGCAATGAGAACCATGAAAAACACCAGGTAGAGCGTCATCCCGATAAACCCGTACGAGAGTCATGGGAATCATCACCAGGCCACACAGTCACCTACGTCCCTAACTTTAATCGTCACACCGCTCACTTGTACGTCTTATCTGGTGAGAGTGAAGGAAAGCATCTATCTCAACTTGCTATAGGACACGAAGGCGAATTAGATGCAATTAACACGCACTCCAAGCATCGTCGTGAAGGCCACGCAACAGAGTTACTCAATGCGGCCAAAGAGCATTCAGAAAGTACACCAGGAGTTCCAACACCTAAACTCTCAAGTACCAGAACAGCACAAGGTGATAAGTTCCAGAAGGCTGCGGCAAAGAAACTTGGTGGCAAGGCCCCAACAGGAGGATCTCTCCTTAGTCCTCGTCAGATGATGGGCATGCTTGATCTGGAGAGTCAATGAGTAACTTATCCCAAGAACAATTTGGCGCCAAGATAATGCCTAGCGATAGATACGTTAATGTAGCGATGCAGATGGTCCCACCATCAGATGCATCCAATACAGCAAGTAGTACAAAAGCATGAGCGCCCAAGATCATCTAGGACGTCAATGGCAACAGCCAGAACTATCTTTCCCAGTACATCGCGGTATAACTCGTAAACCCCAAAAAGGTAGATGGCTAGGTATGCACTGGTCTGCAGATATAAAGGTAGCAAGAAGATTTGCTGGACCATTCGGTCACGTCATCCATGGTGAGATACCGATGAGTTCTGTAGAGACAGATCCTCATACTCTTAGTCGTGAACGTGTTATCAAAGATGCTGACTTTATTGATCCAACTAAGGCAGAGAAAGAAGTATCTGCAACAATTGGAAAGCCTGTGAAGGTCACTGGTATGACTGGACCTCTAGCAGATCCAAAGACGGGTGCATGGAACGGCCTAAGCAATGATGGCGAGTTCTCACCAACTCGTACCTACCCTAGTGCAAGAACTCGCACATACAAGAAGCCCAGGGATATGAAGGCATGATTGAGAAACCGAAACAGTATTGTCGTCTATGTGACCATGAAATCGCGTACGGCTGCTGTATCATTGACACCTGCAAGTGCATCTGTGAAGAGGGGTAGTCATGCCAGAGAATCTTAACAATGCACAGTTTGGTGATGCTCCTAAGAAGCGATGGGTACCTGATCAAGAGGGTCACGCAATCGGATGGCACGTACTCAAGTGGCACGTACAACGAGGCAACAAAGCAGGAAAATCATTCGGCGGTGATGGCGTTTCTACTTATGATTATGAGCAGCACCACAAGATGCACATGCGTATGCATGAAGATGGAAAATTTGAGGTCGGGCACGAGCATGAGCATTTCACTCCTAAGAAGGGCAAGTAATGGCTGCAGAGAATAACTTGTCTAAAGGTCAGTGGGAACAGATACCTCTCATTCACACACCTAAAGAAATTCATGGAATTGCACATGGCTTATTGCGTGATGACCATCCTCACATAGGTGGTATGTACGCAGATGGCAGTGGCAACGACTTGCGCTATAGAGGAGAGAACAAAGAAAGTGCTGCAGGTGAGTGCGACAAGGCGTGCCGTATAGCCCACGACCATCTACCTCATGGCTCACACGTTGTCGAGTATCGTCGAGGCACTACGCATCCAGATCGCTTCACTAATCACTTTGTTCACCAGATCCCTACGACTTCAGGCATGTACACCGTCGACTACACACAACGCCAATTTAACGACAACGCCAAGTTCCCAGTAGTAGAACCAACTGAGAAGTTTGAAACACGTCAGTCAATGAAGCCATATACAAAAAAGCGTGATGTAGATTCAAGGGTGCTTTAATGAAGCAGACACCTAGAGACGAGTGGCACGATCCACAAGAGCCAAGAAACTTATCTGGAGTTCAATTCCAGTACATCCATCCTGGTGCCCCTAAGCATCACCCTAAGATTCATACTATGGAGGCTCGTGACTCATCGGGTTCTTACTTAGGTCATTTGGACTGGAACAAGCGAAGTGGTCAAATTGACAACATCAACGTGATCGGCCGTGTGCAAGGTCTAGGTGTTGCAACCTCTATGTACGAGAAGGCAACTAAACTTGCATCTGACACTGGCATTAAAGCGCCACAACACTCAACCTTTAGAACGGATAAGGGAGATGCGTGGGCACGCAAAGTAGGTGGCAACGTCCCACCTCGTAAGGCAGAGCCAGAAGACGAAGAATGAACAACTACGACCATCAGATCGTAACTGGAGTTCGTAATAATCTGACAGATGATTTACGTAAGCCAGAGTTCCAAGGACATGAGTGCCCAACAAGAGGACACTGCTATGTAGCAAGTGAGGCGACTTATCACATGCTAGGTGGCAAGGCTGCAGGTTACAAACCTATGCAGGTAAACCACGAAGGCACCAATCACTGGTTCCTTAAGCATGAGTCAGGTAAGATCATTGATCCGACAGCAGATCAGTTTAAGACACCTGTGCCCTATGACAAGGCACGAGGTAGAGGCTTCCTTACTAAAGAGCCATCAAAACGTGCAAAGACCTTAATGGAGCGCACTCAAAAGTCGTGATAGGGTCTGTGCATGATTACAGACCGCCCATGGGGAACATACGAAGTACTAACAGCATCTGAGACTCATCAGGTAAAGCGCATTGTTGTGCACCCTGGTAAGCGCCTCTCATACCAGACACATGAACAACGCTCTGAATACTGGGTAATTGTTTCTGGAACTGGCACAGTCACACTAGATGACATTCAATCTATGGCATTAGGTGGAGACGCCTTTATTATTGAACAAGGTATTGCTCACCGTATTGCTAATACTGGAGAAGAAGATCTTATCTTTATTGAGACGCAATTAGGTCTCTACTTTGGCGAAGATGACATCGTGCGTCTTGAAGATGACTTTGGACGTGCATAATGGAAAAGACTTGGGAAGTTAAAGAAAAAGAGATACGTGAAGATATTGCTCAAGCAATTGAAGATCAAATTGAAAATATGATGCCTCCTGTTGATGAAGTAGACATTGCTGTCTATCACACACTTACGTGGGCAGCAGGTGTAGCACGGGGCAATAATGAGGCACTTTAAAAGAGGCTGGTTTACATTTGGTACTTCTGATGGTTGGGGCTTTGCAATTGAGGTTTATCCGCAAGAGCCGTCACTAACTATTAGTTTTATACATTGGTACTTAATCATTGAGAGGGATTATAAATGATGCAGTATTGGTCATGGGTATTAGCGGTAATAGGTGTAACTGGAATATTCTTTGTTGGTCGCAAGACTATATGGGGATGGCATATTTTATGCATTAACGAGTGTCTATGGATTGCGTATGCTGTTACAACCAAACAATATGGGTTTATCTTCTCTGCTCTTGCGTATGCAGCAGTTTATGTTAAGTCTTATTTACATTGGAGACAAGACGCATGAGGGATTACTAATGGAACTATTTCTTATTGGACTAATGGTTGGTCTTGTCATTGGCAGAGCCTTTGATGTGTGGGTTGATTGGAAATACAAGAAGTGATTGTTACTCTTTCCAAAGAAGAGGTACGTGCATGTGCAGATATTGCATTGAACCGATGGATGATAAAGTTTGGCAGTGTTGATCGCCCTAACTACGCAGGTGAGAATAAGAAGTACCTAGAGCCAGAGATTGCAGCAAATGTACGAACTATCGTTGCAGAGTACGCAGTTGCTAAGTTATACAAGCAGCCTTTCACATTTCCTTTTTATACAAACGAGGAACATTATTTCAGAAAAGACTTTCCTGATGTAATGCCCTGCTATGAGGTCAAGTCGGTACGGACTAAGGATGAGATTCCAGTCTTTCCTAAGGACATCAGGCCTGGGGTGATCTTGGTAGGGGCACGAGTTCTAGACCGTGATTACTACTCAGAAGTTGAGGTTTATGGCTGGCTTCCTACTGAAGAGTGCACCAAGGACGAGTATCATTACCCTCCAGAGAATTCTTGGCGAATTCCTATAGACAAATTTAACGACACTATTCCAGGCTAGGAGACGTAATGGCTGACAAAGGCACAGTAGCGGCAATGATTGAAGTTGCAAAGAAAGAAGTAGGGATTATTGAAGGCCCTAAAGATAACGAGACCAAGTACGGCGCCTTTACCAAGGCCAACTACTTAGCATGGTGCGGAAGTTTCTGTATGTGGGTGGCAAATCAGGCTGGCGTAAAGATTCCTAATACTGTCTCTACAGTTGCAGGAGCAGCATCATTTAAGAAGATGGGTACATGGTTTGAGGCAGATTGCGGGCAATCACCACAACCAGGAGATATTCTGTATTTTGATTTCCCAGGAGATGGGGTCAATCGAATTTCTCACGTAGGTATCTGCACAGGCATTGATTCTGATGGAGTCGTTTTGACTATCGAAGGAAACACTAGCGGGAAGAAAAAGGGAGATCAGCGAAATGGCGGAGAGGTCTGCAACCAGATCCGTGCATACAAGACCAACAAGAAGAAGGTTCTTGTCTCAATCGTTGGTTGGGGTCGCCCTAACTACAAGGGCAACGAGGTAAACGTAGACGTGCCTGTTGCACAGGCTCCAGCCTTCCCAGGACAGATCAAGCCAGGTGCCAAGGGAGAATCTGTCAAGATTGTCCAGGAAGCCCTAGGATTGGCTACAGACGGCGATTACGGCCCAACAACCAAGAAGGCAGTCATCGCATTCCAAGACAATAACGACTTAGTAGACTCAAATGGCGTTATCGGCCCTAAGACATGGGCAGAACTGGTCAAACTACTCTAATCGGACAATTTAGACTCTAGCCCTCCAGGGTTCCAGTAATGGTATCCTTGGGGGGCGTTTCTAATGAGGGAGAGTAATGACAACGATCGTAGCGGTGCAGTATGAGGACAAAGTTGTTTTTGCTGCCGATAACCAGGTGACTGGTGATGACGGTCGTATTTACCACCATCCTCGAATGGAAAAGATTACAGAACGCAATGGTTACTTAATTGCTGGTTCTGGAGAAGTTGCACCTTGCGATATTGCACAGCACTTGTGGAATCCGCCAAAACCAACTGCAAAAGATCTCCAAGACATTTATCACTTCATGATTGTTAAAGTGATGCCTTCTCTCAGAAAATGCCTTATAGAGAACGGCCATGACTTCAGTGAGGGCAAAGGCGATGGAAAAGGTAATGATTCTCGCTTTAACTTCCTAGTTGCAGTTGGTGGTGAGGTATTTGATGTTGCCGATGACTGCTCTATCTGTATGAGTGATGACGGGATCTACGGAGTAGGTTCTGGCGCTAGTTATGCGATTGGGGCACTCCATGCAGGAGCAAAGCCTCTCAAGGCTCTAGCCGTTGCTGAGAAATTAGACATGAACACCTCAGGGCCGTTCTTAGTCAAGGAGCAATATAAGTAACTGTTTGTGATGCGGATCACAGCAGTTGTGAGTTAGATTAGTCACACAACTGAATAAGTGGCTCCTGAGCAAGAGCACGCAAAAACGGCTCCTTTATTATGTTAAGATTTTGGAATGTCAAAAACACAAGATAAGCGTTTACAAAGAAAACAAGACCATGCCGAGTTTATGTGGAAACAAGCCCAACTCAAGGCAGCACTGGCTAAGACCAATCTGGATTTAGCCGTAGAAACTTTTAAGGATTTAAATAAAGAAATGACACAAGAACAAGTTAAAGAAACCCAAGAACAGACAGAAATACAGTACAAGCGCATTGAAGAGTACCTAATGAGTGAAAAAGAACTGTATTTAGAACGTATGGGCATCCAGCAAGACTGATAATAAGACTTACATCCTGAGGGGGAAACGAGAACGGGTATGAAAAATCTCATGAAGAGTCTAAACAATGTATTGATGCGTATTGTTGCAGTATTTGCAGCAAGCGGTCTTTCAGTTATTGGTGCTGGTGCTATCGCTGGTATCTCAACTATCAAGGCGGTAACAGTCGCAGGTCTTACTGCAGTTGCTGCAGTCGTTGAAAAGTTAGCACGTGCTTTTATGGACGATGGAAAACTAACTCTAGACGAAATCAACGCAGCCTTCTCAACAGTTGATAAAGGTGCAAAGACAGTTGCAGACGCAGAAGTCGAGACTCGTCAAGCAGCAGACAAGAAGACTAAAAGTGCTGCTGCTAAAGAAGAAGACCCAAACTACAACTAGTCTCTAGTTGAGTAGAAGCCTCCGCCTCTAAAGGCAAGGCCAAAAGTATTAAAGACACGCTGAAGAGCGTAGCCACACTTGTCGCAGTGATAACCAGGATCTGCATCAGTGATGCTACGCTCTTTCTCGTAATCTAAATCGCACTGAATGCATGAGTATTCGTATGACGGCACTAATCTTCCTCCAAATGTTTTTCTTCGCAATCTCTTGCAAGAATCATAACAACGTATCGTTTGCCGCATATACTACAAGAAAACTTTGCAATATAGGCTGCGTCATCCATACTGCTATTATGGCCTTACACCACGAGATAAAAGGGGCAAAATAGGAACATGAACCAGAACCTTTCTATGGGGCAGTTCTCACCACAGAGAAGCATCACTATGGCTGGTGCAATGCCTAGAAGTTCAACGTTTGATGAAAAGCAACTTCCAAAGATTTCTGGTGAACAGAACAAGTATGCTCCTGGAGCAAACACTCCCGTAGCAAAGCCAGGGTTCTTCTAATGACAACTACCGCTACGCATGAGGCTATGTCAGCACTTGATCGTTGTGACAAGTGTGGAGCACAAGCGTTAGTCAGAGCGACTCTTGCTAATGGTGAACTTTATTTTTGCGGCCACCACGGTCGAGAGATGAGCGCTAAACTAGTTGCATCATCGTTAGTTGTTTACGATCCAGAAGGTGTGTTTAATTATGGAAGATAGATATGAAACTGGCAAAGGACTTTTTGGTGGTCCTGGCGGTACTTATGGTCGTTACTCTGTGGGAAGTCGTGTTACGGCAGAAGGAAAGAACTTGAGAAATTTATCTACACAGTTTGGTAAGTCAGAAAAAACTGAAGAAAAACAACGACGTCGTTTTAACCGACGTCGTGAGCCTGGCTACACTGGTGAAGGTTACTGGTTCCAGGGGTATCCAAACAGAGTTGGAACATTGACTGCAGGAACTGATCCACACGCAACAGGTAGAAAGTTAGAACAACCAAAGAAGCGTGGGACTAAGTCTGCCGAGGCTACTAATGGAGCAGGAAACGGTGGAACTGCTGCAGGATTTATTGGAGGACTAGGAACATGACAGAAAGAGTCCCACAACTAAACCGACAAGCATTAACTGTTAATCCAAATAGAAAACAACGTAAACAAGAGTTTGGTTTTAATTCAAATCTTGGTTACAAGTCAAAAGCAGAACCAAGTGTTGTTTCATGGGCTAACCGTGGTAAAGGTGTACAAGGTGAATCTGTAAATTCACAAAATGTTGCGTCAAAGTTTGTCATTCGTAAAGCAGGCAAAGCGCTATAATTCTCTAAGAGGAAAGTAAGTATTCCGAGGGGAAAACTTGAAAGCAGTGCGTCTATTCGCAACACTATTTCTTACAGCACTCCTTTATTTATTAGGTCAATCAACCGCGTACGCAGAAGACGTAGTTCCGCCTGCGCCAGAACAGGTGGTTGTTAGTCCTGCCCAAGCAGCAGTTAACACAGCACTTGCTACAGCAGTGGTTGAAGTCACACAAGCAGCACAAGCATCAGATACAGCATCAGTTACAGTTGCTACTGCCGCAACTGCAGTTGCAACCTCCAATACAGAAGTTGCTCAAGCAAACACCGCAGTAACTACAGCGGTTGCAGCGGTAGCCGAGGTTGCTAATACAGCACCAGCAGTTGCAACAGCAACAGTAGTAACGCAAGACGTTACTACCGCAGTAACTGCGGTAACCACAGCAGTTGCAGCAATACCAGTAACTGCAACAACAGCAACTCCAGAAGTTGTCGTTGCACAAGCAGCAGTTACCGCTGCAACTCCAGTTATAGTAGCGGCGGCAGAAACAGTTGTATCAACGTCAAATACTTTGTCAGCAACCCCACTTACTACAGTTGCAGAAGTCGCAGCAACGGTAGCAACAGAAGTTGCACAAGCAGCCACCGCATCTACTGCAGTGCAAACCGCAAGTACAGTAGTAGCCACCGCAACAACAGCAGTATCCACAGCAACCACGGCGGTAGCAGCAGTAGTGACTGCAACTACAGAGGCGCAGACTCAGTTAACTCAGGCAAATGTTGCTATTAATAATGCTCAAGATGCAGTCAATGCTTTGGTAGCCACAATTGGAACAACATCAAATGTTTTAGCAAATACAGATGATGCTGGGATTCGCATGAATTTACCGTT